AGATTTGAAGGGGGTCAGGTGAGGGTAGTTGGCGACATTGGATGGCTCGGCTGAGTACAGATTTGCGTCCGAGTTTGGCACCAAGTTCTTTGGCGATGCGTTGCGCTTCGTTGACTCCAGCGTTCTTGGGGATGCCTAGTGTGTCTAGGTGTTTGGCTAGGTCTATCTCTTGGACTGTCCATCCTTTGGTCGCTCTGGTGCGTTGTCTGATGGTGGTGATGTCGTCTATGTCTTCGACGATGAGGTCTATTTTGTCTGGTACCCAGCTGATCCGTGTGTGGGTGCGTACAAGCATCAGTCCGTCATCGGTCTTGTCTAATCGGTACACGATGTCCACGTCGTCGTTCTTGGCTGATGAGCCTCGTTGGCCGTGCTTCTTGCCACCGTCTTTGCCTGCGTGGTCTGTGCGTACACAGGCGATACCGGCACGTTTGAGGCCGAGTCCTGTTGTCCTGGCGAACTCACGATAACTATCAGCAGAGTTCTCTTCACCTTCGATGGCTCGTCCTGTGGTGTCTATCACTACCACTTCAGCCTTGGTCAGCTCACAGAGGCGCATCAGGGCTGAGGCTCCTTCTGCTGTGTTGAGTGGTGGTAGGGATGGGATAAGTGCGTAGTGGAGGTGTGAGAGGTCGTCGTCTTCTGTGTAGCCGAATTGTTCTAGGCGTTCGTAGAGGTCGGCTTCAACCATTTCGTAGTCAAGGTAGAGGCAGTGGACTTGGGTTTGGGGTGGGTGTCCGAGGATTGGTTTGCCTGTGGCTAGGGCTGCAACAACATTGAGGGTGAGCCAACTCTTGCCTGTTTTGGCTCCTGCGAAGAGGGCTGTTTGTCTTGCCCGTGCGATCAACGGTTTGGCGATCCAGTCTTCGACGATGTGGTCTTGGTTCCAGAAGGTTTTCCAGTCAACGAGCATGTCGAGCATTTCGTCGGGGGTGATGATGGTGGTGTCGGCTGGGGTGGTGTTGTGGGCTAGGAAGGTTTTGGCTGCTTGTTTCCAGTCTCCGTTGTGGTCACGTGCAGCCATGTAGCCAAACCTGTTGTAGCCACCTTCTGGTAGCCAGGGGATGGTTGAGGTGAACACGATGAGTGCATCGTTGCCGTTGTGTCCAATGGTGGCACTGATGCCATCACGGGTGTCTTTGCCTGGTCGTGTCCAATGCTGTTCACCATGTCGGTCAGTCTTTGCCAATGTCCAGCCGTCAGGGATGAGGAGCTGCTCCCAAGTTGTCTGCGCACAGTATCGAGCAGACGGGGTGGTTGGGTCAGCTAGGAACAGGTCTGTTGTGCCTTGGGGCTTGATCATGGCTGGTTGGGTGGTGAGAAGCGTTAGGAGCCACTGTGGTGCGTTAGCAGGCCGTTTCTCCATAGGCGACCAACCATCAACCCACTGGTATTGCTTGCCGTTCGGATGTGTTGTCGGTGCAGCTAACACCTGCCCACCCTCACCACGAATATCTAACCCCACACCAAGCCGTGACCCAGCATCATTCCGTACCTCAACCGGTGAGTAGAAGTACAGGTGTTGTCCTCCTGTGCCGGTAATTGCTGTGACCGTTTCAGGTAACGCACCGTAACGCTGCTCCAAGTCGTGCAAAGTGTCTGACCCTCGGTACTCATCCCTATCGTCCACATCGACCACAAATATCTGTCCGTGTTTGGTGCGACCTGTAGCGATACCGATTCCGTAGCTCTTGTAGTCACCAGTGAACCATGATGTGACCACATCGGTGTCATCGGTGGCGAGGTTCTGCCAGTTGTCAATCCCAGGGTATTTGTGTCCAGGTTTGATTGGTACCACTCTGATACCTAATCGTGTATAGGCGAGTGCTGTATCTAGTGTTGTCATTGCGCAGGGTTGCTTTCAGTTAGATGTTGAGAATGTGTTTGGCTATCCATTGGGCTACTGGTGACGCGACTCCGTTGCCACACTGTTTGTATCGGTGGGTGTCGGCTTGCTCAGTGCCGTCAGCTTTGTATCGAGTGTGATCATCAGGCCAACCCATCAAGCGTTCACATTCGAGTGGGGTCAACCTACGCACAGCCATTGTTGGTTCAGCAACTAAATGTTCGCCTCGGCTTGATGGTACGCCACCATCACCTCCTGACCGCAACGTGGCAGCGACTTCACTGCCAAGCAACACACCTGTGGATTGTTTGGTGCCTGCTCGCAACGCTTGATGCACCTCGTTAGTGGTGTCGTTGTATTCATCGTAAGCAACAGCGTTCACATGGGCTGAGGTGAGTGTCGCCATCGGGTCGCCGTCTGCACCAATGCCAAGTCCTTGACGGTTTTGTGCATCATACTTTTCAGGATCACGCAACGCATTGCGAGTATCTATTGGATAGGCAACGCTCGGTGATTGTTGTGATGCTTTGAGGGTTGGTGCGACATCTTCTGTCACGTTGGCATTACTGCCAAACTGTGTGTCAAACGCAAGCATTGGCACGTTGTTGCCTCCTGTTCCCATTCGTGCGCCTAATGTTTGTACTGGTTCTGTGTAGATGCGTACATCACCAACCCGTTGCCCGTCAATCAGAACAGGTTCAACGATGGCTGTTGTGGCACGGGTGTCACCAACATCAAACGAGTTGAGTGTGGGGTTCACTTCGCCTGGTATCCATGTTTCTGAATCTTCTGATGTTTGCGCACGGCTTGACTTCACGAACGGTTCAGTAACTAAAGTTTCGCTTCCACCTCCCAAGTCACCCCCGTTAGATCGAAGTGTGCCGACACCTTCCGTATAGTTGGCAAATGATGAGGGTGTAAATCCTTCTGTCACCAGATGACCAGCATTCACGTCTTGATTCACAACTGTTTGTTTATGGTAGAGGCTTGCTCCAATGGCGTTGACGATTGCACCATCTGTTCCAGTGCCTTCTGTAAGCGTGGTGGCAGTACTTTGCCTCTTCGGTTTGCTCTTCGCAAGATGCCCTGGCAAGCTTTCGGCGACAGGTAGTAACGGGCTTGGACATCGGTTGGCGAGGACAGGATCGAAGATAGCGATGACGAACACGCGCCTTCGTCGTTGGGGTATTCCGAAGTATTGTGCATCCAGCACACTCCATTCGATTGCCAACGCCCCTGCTTCAGCCATTTCATCGAGGATGATCCCGAAGTCAGCACCTCGGTTGGAGTTGAGGGCTCCGACGACGTTTTCCCAAATAGAGATTCTTGGATATTGTCCATTGCTTTCCTCCTGTAGTTCTTTGATGATTCTGATTCCTTCGTGGAAGAGTCCTGATCTTCCACCTTCTAAACCTGCTCGTTTGCCTGCAACAGATAAGTCTTGACATGGTGAACCCCATGCAACGACATCTATGACAGGTGCGTGAGCGAGGATGTGTTTGCCTGTCAGCGTTGATACATCATCCCATTTAGGAACATCAGGCCAATGCTTATACAGGATGCTGTTGGCATGTTTATCCCATTCGCATTGGAACACTGTTTCCATACCTGCGTTCTCTAAACCCATATCAAACCCACCGACACCACTGAAGAGGCTGAGGACTTTCATGCGATGCTCATTGCGTCATCAAGCCAGTTGTGCCATATCTCTGCTGGATGGAATCCAAGTCTGATTGCATACATGTCTGCTTGATATTCATACAGTGTTTTGCCTACGGTGCGCCATCTCACAACACATGATCGGCTGATGCCAAGCATGTCACCTATCTGCTGATCGTTGGTACCTGGTGTGAATGTGTTCAGCAAGTTGACTGCTGGGTATCTGTGTTGCTTCGGTTGTGTTGCCATTGATGCCTCCTTAGGGCTTGGGTTATGTTACTTCGTTAACGATGTTGAGAGTGTCATTCGGATGCCACAGATTCCATTGTTATCTTCTCGGTAGTCGATCATAGGATCAAGCAGGGTACGGAGGCTTTGTTCGCTGAACACTTGACAATGTTCATGCCAAACACTGTGGGCTGGTTCAATTGGTGTTTCGGTGTAGATCAGCCCGTCTGCATTCAGATGTTTGCGAGCTAGGTCAACGAAGTGGAGTGGTGATCCAACATGTTCAAGAATGTGTGACATGACAACCAGGTCGTAGCGTCCTTCAATGGTGTCGCCAATGTCAACGATGGTTGCTTGATCACGGAACGGTGTGTTTTCTCCGTTGCCTCCACCAATGTCCAAAACGGTTACTGGTTCTTTGTGTGAGCGAACGAATGCTTCAACTTTGTCTGTGCCGTTGCGTGGCTTGAAGTGATGACCATACTCTGCCATGAAGCTAGGTTCAAATCGTTCTCGTTCTTCAAAGTATCTGTCGGTTCGATAGTCGCCGTAGATGGCTTGTGCTTGCGCATCGGTGAATCTCACGTTGCTGTATCGGAATCCACATTGGTGACATTGGATGGTGAATCCTTCTTGAGCAGGTACTCCGATTCGATGAACGATAAACGCAGCGAGTTCCCCTAATTGAATCTCAACAGTCTCAGAATCACAGATAATACAATTCATTTTCAATCCTTCTTTTTTTTGTTTGATTCACATGCCTTCTGTGAGTGACTTAGCGATTCTGTATTGTTCAGCTGAGGTGGCTGATACAAGTAGTCCGAGCGTAGTGGATGAGGTCTGCCTGTTCAGGGTTGTTATCCAAAACGACTGCGAACCATCAATGCGCTCGACGGTTGCCACGACAACATAGGCCGTGCAGAGTCCGTCTGCTGCTGCTTCGATGAACTCTGCAACAGGGTCTTCAATCATTCGGTTTGCTCAATAATGGTGAGGTCAACTTGTGAGTAATGAATGAGTTTGCCTTCACGGCTTAACGCCACCCACGTTGGACTGTCCGAGTCGCACAAACAGCCGGTGACACGCTGAGTGTCTAGTTTGACTACGCCTTTGCAGGCATTGCAGCGCACTTGGATGATCATTGTTGGTCTGCTTGCCAAGGTTGGATGTCTTCTTCTGGGACATCGGTGGCGATCATAAATGTGTGGCCGTATCGGACATCATATTTTGTTTCGTTGGCACCGACGAGTACCGATTCGATAACTCCTGATTCATCGTCAAGGATTACTTTGTCACCAACATTGAACTGTGTCATTGTGTGTCCATTCGTAGTGCGTGTAGTTCACCCGACATTGCTGCCAGCGTGGTTTCTAGGGTTTGGATGTGGGAGTTGAGTCGTGCTACTTCAACACAGAGTTCTGCTATCTCGATCTGGGCTTTACGTGCAGCCAACTGCTCTAATGCTGTTTCGCTGATCAGCTCTGCGATTCGGAAGTCCTGACCTTTGATGTGCAGGTCGTAGTCGGACATTCCCATTACAGTTCTGCGCCTTGGGCTAGGTACACACGGAGGCGTGATATGTCTGAGTGGGCTTGGACGAGTGTTGTGCGACATGCTTCGAGTTCGGTCATGAGGCTGTTGCCTGCGTCTCGTAGGTTGTCACGGTCTTCGGTGACCAACTCAAGTGCGGCTGATAGTTCGGAGACTCGTTGTTCGAGTTCTGCGATCAGGTTCACGGTGTCTGGTGTCATTTTGGTTTGCTCCTTTTGTTGAGTTCAGTTTTGAGTGCTTCTAATGTGGCGAAGAATCGATCTTGGTCTGCGACCCCGATGACCATCTTCTCCAAGAATTGAATTGCGTTTGCTAGGTCTTGCTTTGTCATGTTGCTCCTGGTGGTACTGAATTGCTAGGTGGGGTTCAACGGTTCGGGGGAACGACTCCCCACCCAGCAAATCTGTTGTCATCGACTGTGGGTTACCACATCGCTGCTGATTCGTCGGTTGTACCTGGCTCAACTTTGGCCTTGTACAACTTTGGTGCGTTAAATCCTTTCGTTTTTTTCTCACCATCACCTGTGTATTTGACGGTGAGGTTGGTGCCAACCATTGCGGTCACGTTCGCAGCTGTGGCTGCTTCACGGATTGTTTTGACCATTGCACCACGCGCCCAAAGGTTGCCAATTTCGGTGCCGGTGTTGATGGTGAACACGAATACGTATCGCACGTCTCCGTTGTCCCAAGTTTTCGTGTTGCCCTGTGGGTCACGATCTTCCAACTTCTTAACTTCCAAGACTTTGCCCGAATGGGTGTCGCCTGGTGTCTCGAACTTGAGCGCAGGATATTTTGATCCTCCGTCTTGTAGGAATATGTCTGTCATTGCCTAACCTCCTGAACACGGAATGTGTTCTGTTCTGGGATGTATTGGATTGTCACTTGATCAACTGTGATGCCGTAGCAGATTTGAGCGAACAGCTCAGCCTGTACAGCATTCAGATGACCTAGTGCTTCGCCTGCCTTTGTGTATGTCTCCTTAGTGATGTGGGAGCAGATGCCCTTCACCAAGTCTCGGTCAAACTGTCCGTCTTGCATGAGAAGCAGGATGCCTCTCGCAATTTCGTATCGTCTGTGAGATTTGTTTGCGCTCAGATTGATGTTCCGTTTCGCTGACTGTGCATCAATGAGCAAGGTTGAGTATTCGTTGCGTCGTTCGTGATCAAGCGATTGGATTTGTGTCTTGATGTAGTTCAATGCCAAGATGTCTTCGCTGCGCACGTCGTAGGCACGACCTTCGATTGGGTCGGTCATCCTGGATACGCATCCTTGGGGTTGTCGAAGCCTGCGATGTTGCGCTTCTTTGGCTTCGGGGTTGTTGGATCGGGTTCAAAGAACGGTGCCGAATGTTCAGCCTCAACCAACTCAATGACTCGTAGCAACGCATCAAAGTGTTCGTTGGTGCATTGGTCAAAGTGTGGCACTCCTTGTGGCCATGACAACACCAACATCTTCTGTGCCGGAACCGTCAACGCTTGGATTCGTGCTTTCATCCATCCTGCACGGGCTGTCAACGACTTGGTTGTTTCGACAACTTTGGTTGGTACGGCTTTGGGTGGGGTCACGGTTCGTGGTTTGTCGCTGAATGTGTATGGCTTGAATAGGTCTTTGCGTTTGCGCCATTCACGTGTGGTGAATGATTGTTTGGCTGCTTCCCATCCTGCGACAAGGTTGACTTCATGGAAGGCAACTGTTGCGTCGCCTGCTGGTAGGTGGCAGATGATGCCCACAGTTTTGTCTAAGTCTGGCATTGGTTGGCGTTCGCCTGTTTTCCAGTTGTACATCCAGTCAGCGTTCGCATACATGGCGAGTTGCACTGCGATGTTGCCGTAGGAGTACGACAAGTCTGTGCCTGTTTTCAAGTCGAAGATGACCAGACGACCATCCATGAGGGTGACGATTCGGTCTGCTGTCCCAGCGTATTCCAACTCGTCGTTGATGAGTAGAACTTCGATGAACTCGTCGTGCATTTTGATTCCGTAAGCTGCAATACCTGCAACATAGGCATCAATGTCTGCTTGTAATCCAGGCAGGATTGCAGGCTTGAGTCCGAGGTCTATCTGCTCGGTGATGGCGTGAAGCGCAGTGCCAAGGTTGGCACGGCTGTATCCACCTGATGCTTCAACACAATCGTTGGCAATCTTGTTCAGTCGAGTGCGATCATCTATTGCAGTTGATGCTTGTGCGAGGAGGTCTGGTCGTTGAACCAAACCTGTGATGGCCATACGAACTTTCCAATCAGCAAGTGATGCTGTGTCGTCAAGTGTTTTGGCAATCGTTGTGACACGGGTATATCCACGTGCTTTGCCTTCGGGTTGCTGGACGAGGTACCGTCCCCAACGATCCTTGGGTGCTTCTTCAGTTAAGAATTGATCGGACATTGCAGGGCTCCTTGATGTTTGGGAATTATTGGAAGTGTGACTGTAGCACCTATTATCGGTGCCGATGAGGATATTGCTCTAAGGGTGTCACAGGGTTGTTTGGTTGGTCTAATTCGAGTAGCAGTTGCGCCCAAACTGAGGCAGGCATAACGGCATACCAGTCGTTGACATCGGTGCTTCCACGCCGTTTGACAATGACAGTTCCCGTCCAAGCTTTAGCGTTCTCCATCTCAACAGCTAACTCACGCAAGTAACCTGGCAAATCAATTCGCTTCTCGTTCTTAACTTCAATGCAGACACCTGGCATGCCGTCTATGTCGCCTCGGTCATCTGTCCAACCGGCACGACTGCGCTCTGCACCCGTCCAACCAAGTTTGTTAAGCCATTTAGCCACAGCCAACTCAGCCGAAGAACCTTTGCGCTTCTGTGGTGATGTCACGACAACACCCTAATGTTCTTGCGTAAAGAACGCCTGATGCGTTCACGCTCGTTCGTTGATGTCCCAGCCCAAATGCCTTGGTCATCGTTCTTCATTGCGAACGCCAAGCATTCACGTCGAACAGGGCAGGTGCCACAAATAACTTTTGCTGCACGAACATAGATGCTGTTGCCTTCGTTGAAGAACAGTTCTGTTTGCCCTTTGCATTTGGCTTGAATCATCCATTGTGGTTGTGTTGGTCTGAAGACATGTGCGCCTTCAGACCAACTTTCAACTACATGAACCTCAGTCATTGCGCCATGTTGGGTGCAGTTTTCTTGCCCGTTGCATTGCACGGTTGAATCGTTTAGCTGCACGATGCTCACGACTAACCAACAAATGAACTTTGATTAGAAGGATCACGTTGATGATGACCCAAATAGTCCATGCTCGTTGTGTAGGTTCGCCTTGTGCTGGCTGGTTGATGTCTTCTCCACCTGGTAACAAGAAGAACATCCATCCAATCAATGTGAATGCGATGATCCAGCCTGCCTTGTTTCTGTCTGTCATTGGTTCCATTATGTTGCCCTCCTTTGGGTCATCTTCGACTGTAGAACAATGCTGTTGCATGGTGGTGGATACTCACCAACCACCTTGAGGAACTATCCAAGGCGACCATCCAGCAATCTTGTACAAAACAAGTCCTGCACGAAGATTGGTCAACGCATCCAGCAGAGGTTCTTGGGTGCAAGCGATCTTCGCCAAGCAAACAGCAGCCCATTTGTTTCGGCTGAGGTTGTAATTCACTCCGTTGATTTGAAGCAGACCAGAATCGGACGCATGGTTTGAGCCGTCATGTCCAATCACTTCACAGTTCTTGTTCACAATGTCTCCCCCTTTTCGATAGGGGCAGGCACCTGACTCACGTAGGACAATCATGCCTAATTTGCGCCAAGTTTTTTTAGGCCATCCTGCTTGCTGTGCAAGTTGTGGCAACCAAGAGATGTCACCATGTTGGAACTTGATGGTCGGTTGGGATTCTTTTGGTATCACTTGGGTTCGGGTGACGGAAGGGCTGTGGCTGGGTTCGGGGGCTTGGACTGCGTGTGCTGTTCCGATGCCTATGGTGAGGGTGAGTGTGGTGACGATGGTTGCTGTGATGCGTCTCATGGTCTGTCCGATCTTCGCAGGTGAGTGGATATATGACCTCACCCCAAGGAGGAAGGGTGAGGGGCTGTTCTGCGACCAATGGGTGCGAACGAGCCAACCTTCACCCTAGTCGTTGGATGGGTATTTTGTCTTGTAGTAGAGGTTGAGGGCTTGTCTGACAATCTCTGCTTTTGTCATGTCATATTCTTTTGCTTCAGCATTCAGCCAATCAATCGTGTATTGGGGTATGCGTATGGTTAGGGTTGGGTATTGAGCAGGCTGATGAGGGTTGCGTATTGAGGTCATCGTGCGAGGATTTCTGCTTCGTGGGCATCATCTAAGCATTCGTCACATTGGTCGTGCTTGTTCATGACGCTTGCGTCCATGTGGAGTGAGCAAACGATATTGCCTTGATGGTCTGTGTAGGTGTTCATCGTGCGCTCCTGCATGATTCACAAATGGTGTGGTCAAGACCTACGAGTTCGGAGAACTCGGTGGCTTCTTGCTCGGTCATCTTGAACCATTTGGTCATTGATGTTGTGATGCTTTTGGATGATGGTCGGCTTTGCAATCTTGATGATGCTTCAAATCCGATGTGCTTTTGGCATTCGATCCGACCACCTAGGTCTGACCAAAATGTTTCGGTTACTGCTTGCATGATGTCCCTCCTTTGAGACTCAAGGTATTTCCTTGATGACTTCAATATAGGGGCATTGTAAGACAAATGCAAGCATTGTTTCAGATATTTTTTGAGCCTTATTTCATAAGGGTTTCAGGGGTGCAAATTGCTATATGGCGCACCATAGCCACAGGAATGTGCAAAACATGGTCAATATCATCTTCCATAGTTCGTGACTGATAGATGGTGATGTGTTCAGGTTTGCCACCATCACAGGTTGCCAACAGGAACCCACACGTATAGACAAGCATCTCATCTTTGTCGAGTGAATCAATCGGTGTCCAAGTTGCGACACCTGAATGGGCATCAGCCCAAGTCACTAACACCATCGGCTTACTCATTACTTACCTCCAGCGAAGTAATCAACACCACGCCACCTAGCCCAACCGTTACGGATCGCAACTTGTTCATAAACGAACGCTCCGTCACCAGGTTCATAGTCGATGACTGCGATACCTGTCTGCCAATCCTCTGACCGATACAACGGACGACCATCAAGGTCTGTTGCACCTTTGGTGCTTGGCACAGCTCCATCGGTTCGGGCTAAGCATCCTGGTGATGCAGCCATGATTGTTTGCGCACCGTCGTGGTAGTCCCTAGTTCGTTCAGCCCATTCACGCCGGTGGATATGACCGAAGATGACTGACACCTTCTCGGATGACAGATACTTGTGCGCTGTTGAGCCACCAGATGCCACCTTGTCGCCATGAATAATCTTCAAATTGTTGTTGATCCAATGCGCACCCGTTGGGTATCCACTCAGATACTCCACTTCAAACTCATCCAAACGGCACAGGTACGGCACCGACATCACAGGCCACTCGGACGGAATGTTGCCACGTCGAAGCCCGAACGCAGCTGTGGCTGAGTCAAGAATGAAGTTGCCGAGCCGTTCTTCATGGTTGCCTGCGATCCAGGTGATGGTGGCTTGGGGTGCCAGTTTGCGTAACTGTGCGCACAGTTCTGTCGCACGATCTATCGCAGCTTGTGTCGTTCGGGCGAACGCTGGGGTGTAGCGATATTTGCCGAACTCGCACAGGTCAAGGTTGTCGCCAACCAGCACGATCTGGGCAGGCTTGGATGCTTTGATGATGTGCATCGCAATCTTGATGGCTTGCTCATCGTGGATTGGTTCTAGGTTCCCTCCGTGTTGATGGAAGTAGCCGAGTTGCATGTCAGGCAGAATCACTGCCGTCTGGTATTCACCTTGTCGGATTGGTTTGGGGTTGAGGGTGGGGACTGTGTACCGTTTGCCAGGTTGTATGACAGGCCATGCTGGTGCGCCTGCTTCTCGTAAGTCGTCAGCGAGTGACATTGTTGTCTCGATGTCGGGTGATTACCGATGGAGACATTTTGAATCCACGCTTCTTCAGGGCATGCACGATTTGCATGGGTCTGATGGTGGGGTCGAGCATTGCGTCACGTAGGTCTTTGCCATCTTCGGCAGAGAGTTGAGCAACTATCTCATCTAGCTTTGAGGTTCCTCTTAGGCTTTGCGCCTTTATCTCCTGCAATAGTTTCGCCATTGGTGATCCCCTTGAGATGCCAGTCGATGTGTGAATCCAACTTAGTCGCAACCGACTTCACATTTCCACTAAGCACCTCTAGAGCATCCACGACCTTTGCGTGGTCTTCCGTATTTTCGTTACGCATAATCAACATCAATGTCGTCATAGCACCGCCAACAGCCGTGATCAACGCCGCGAGAACGATGCCCCAATCCATTATGCAACCGGCTTCGGATTGGCTGCCTCGTAGTCGAGGACGGCTTGGTTCGGTGTTGAATCAGTCCAGCGCAGATGCCAAGGCTCAGCACCTGGCATGTCAACAACTTCGTGACTGAAGCCGAACCGTTGCTCATTCTGCAACAGCCATGCAAGAACCTTGCCTGACGCGTTGGCGACATCGACTGCGATACCCAGCATGTGACGTGAACACTTTGCAGGATCATCAACAGGACTGGCAAGTACAGCCATGCCCTTCTTCAAATACCACTTCTTGCCGTCATAGGTTCGGGTCTGTGCGCCTTCAATCGGCTCCACTTGGAACCGTTGCAGGAATCCAGCCTTCTGCGTAGCGATACTTCGATAAGTGTCACCAGGAGAAGTTGGCTTCAAATTGATACCAGCCTCAGCCTTCGCTGCATGCTTCATTGCTTCCCAAGCCCGAGCTGCACAATGATGCAACTGCCCACCACCACTGATGGGTCGCAACATCGTGAGGGATACCTCTGAAGGCTTCTTGCCTTTGAGGTGTTCACAGAACTTGATTGGGACTACAGGCCAAGGCATCTTGGTCATGAGTTATTTTTTCTTTGCGCCAAAGGCATCGTTGATTTCATCCATTGTCAGGTTGCCATCAAGCGATGCCTGAGCCAACTTCTGCACAACGGTTGCACAAGCTGCGAAACCAGCCAACACAGCCGACTTCCAAATCTCAAGTTCCGGTGCAATGACTGCTGAACCACCAACGATGGCAAGAGCTGACGACAGGAACACTGCGACGATACGACCTGCAACATCTTGTACCTTTTTCATTTTGATTCTTCTTTCTTGGTGAGCGCGCCGATCAAGTGCAGAATTAATGCCCCAACAGTGAGCCAGATCACGACCCGTTGGATAGCCCCAGACAACGTGAGAATAGTGGTGACAGAAGCAGCGATTGTCCACAGCAACGCATGGAACTCACCCCACAACTTCATCATCGATTCCTTCGGATTGGTGCAGGGGCTGACACCAAGAATACAGCACCCAAGGCAATCAATGCACGACGAGTTTTGATTGGCACATTCTGATTCGTCATCACGTAATCATCAGCAAAACCTTCAAACAGATTCAACACAGCCTCGAATGCTTTACGCACTTTGGTTGGTGCTTCTTGCACAGCAGCCACCAACTCAACAGCCTGCTCAGATGTGAGTTCCTCAACAGCAACCTGCTCAAATACTTGTTCGGCTTCATCATTAGTTAGCACTTCTAGGACGGCTGGTTCGGATGCAACGGAGACGGCTTGGTCTGGGCTGAGGTCGAAGGCGAGCAGCTCGGTGATGATGGCTTGGACTTGGGCTGGGGTTGCCTGCTCTATATCGGCTAGGGCTTCCACTACAGCCTCATCGCTGATGGGTGGCAATGGTGCGTCTTTGGCTGGTTGGCTTGTCTCAGGGGCTTGTGGTGGCTCTGGGATGGTGGTTATGGGTGGGGGCAGGGTTGTTGTGGGTGGGGGCAAGGTTGTTGTTGTAGTGCTTGTGGTTGAAGTGGTGGTGGTAGTTGAACTGGTGGTGGTGCTAGAACTAGTTGAGGAGGTAGATGATGTTTCATTGGATTTGGGTGGCAGGGTGCTTGTTGGTGTCGGGGCTTCTGTCGTTGTTGAGTCTGGGATTGTTTCTTCTGTTGTTGTCGGACTCAAAGAGGTAGTTGTTGGAAGTGTCGTAGTAGTCGGTGGGTCTGTAGCAGGAACAGTTGTTGATTCTGCAATCGTAGAAGTTGTTGTGGTTTCCCATGTTGTTGTTGTCTCCTGAATAGTTGTTGTGGTAGTAGTTGTGCTGGTTGTAGTCGTAGTTGATTGACCATTGGTGGTGAATGCCTCATCAGGAACAATCTCAAAACCTGTGTTGTTGATATTCCAAGCGAGCATCAGACAGGTCGATCCGCCGTTCTCGTACATGAAGAGATTTAGGTTGGCATCGCCTGCACTAATGTCTATCTGCCCAGACTCCATCCAAGAGCAACCTTGGTCAGACCAGTTGCCCCACTCGTTGCCACCGATGTTGATTCGGCCACCATCATCTGAAGCCAACCAAAACTCAATCGTGTTGTGTTCAGGGATCGTGATGAAGCCGGTCATGTGAACCATGAACAAATCGCCAGTGCAATCCTGGTATGGCTCGCCGTCGTAGCTTCGATTGATGTTGTTCTCAATCTCAGAACCACACAACTCGTATTCGGTTGTGGACTGAACTGGAGGTATCTCATCAATGGTGTAATAGCTGGTGTTCAAACCAGGTAAAGGTTCAGCTGATACAGGTGAAACAAACGACCAAACTGTTGCCAGCAATGCTGGCGCAACAATCAACCAACGAGAAGTGCGCACATCATCTAGCCAAGTAGCAGTGCAGCTTCATCGGCTGTGATGCCGAGTTTGTTAAGTAATGCTATTTTTGCTGTTTGTTTGGCCATAACAAGCGCATTGTAAGCGTCTGTAATTTGTTCGTCTGTTAGCGTTTTGTCGCCGTCTTTCCAATCAATTAAACGCAAATATATAGCACGGTCTAAGTCGTTCATGCTGGACCAATATCCTCAACTACTAATATCCAAGGTAGAACAGACACTGCCGTAAATGTAATAGAACCAGTTGAGCCGCTGGTGAGTTCGCCTGTTAATTTTAGCGTGACCGAACCAGCAGAAAAAGTGCCTACATAGACTGCGCTTGTAGTAGCTCCAACCCCACTCAAGCCGGCGTTAGAAATCCCAATTTGTTTTATTGTTGCGCCTTGTTGCAAGTTTACAGAAAAACAAGCGTTGGTCACAGTGGGAATACCGTAAACATGATATGAAACTTTATAATTTCTGTTTGCAATAGCAGTGAAAGTCACGCTCATACCTGTTAAGTCAACGACGTTAATTGTTCCCGCTTGCGATGCGCTTGCGTTTGTTGCAAGTGCCACTACGCCAAACGGAAAATTATTACACTCGGCAGAGGTTAAAACTTGCCCAACTGTAAAGCTGTTGTTTGGTGAAATTGCCATAATGCTCCTATTGTAGTCCGTAATCTGGGTTATCGAGGTCGGATGTGTCCAGCACAAAGGCTAACCGAATCTGACCCAACCCCACTGTCACATCATGCCGTTGAGGGTTGATGCTGTGCCGGATTGATTCGACAACCACGTTCTGTGAAACGGTAGCAGGCAAACCAACATTGAAACTCTTAGACACCGACACCAAATCACCAATCTCCAACCCTGCCACAACGTCCTGCTGTGCAGCCGTCAACGCATTCAACAACACTGTGAACCCCGAGAAGTTCACTGTCGGATTCTCAAACCTAGACAACAAAAAATCTGCCAACGCAGAACCAGCAGCATCATTAACCAACGGCACACCAGTCAACGACAAAGTTTTGATCCCATACTCACCCTGAGACGCAGTACCAGAAGCAACACTCGAAGCCGTACCACCATCAATCTGCACAGCCACACGATTCAAAACCGTCTCAGCCCCAAACTCATTCGTCAAAGACTGAATCGGCAACCCAGCCGTACCACCAAAGTTCGCAACAGCAGAACCCAACGCAGCACCAACCCGAGCATCAAAATTAACCAACCCAGAACGACCAACAAACAAACGCCCACCCTCAGCCGTCGCCACATCATTCAACGCCTGCAACACATTCGTCGCATCGTCATACGCAACCGTCCCACAAGTAGCAACCCCTGTCTCAATGCTTCGCAGAGCTGTCGAGAATGCAACCTCTGGTCGATCCAAGATCGCTGACACACGCGCAGAGGTCAACTGTGAAGAAGGGTTGAATGCGCTCAGCACGGTTTGACCAAGTTGACCGAGAGCATCGGTACACATGATCGTTGCTGTTGACAGATCAGGATCGGCATAGTCAATGTTCAAGTCGTACACAAAACCAGAGAACATTGCTTGCGTACCGGCAGTCCCCCCATACACCTCAAACTTGCGACGTGGAGCAATACCCACAGTCCCACCCGAATACCAGGCTGATGATTCATTCAACGGATCAAAGTATCGGTCTGCTGCACGATCATCAGCAACAATCGTGCAACTCGATGAAGGGAACGGATCAAGTTGTGTAGCACGGCCACGATTGATATTGATGTTCGTCACATACTGTGTGATGTCCACAAAGTCTGTGGAACCATCCAACACAGCAAACCCATCCAACTCCGAAGTATCAAGCACAAACTGGTTGGCAAGAAAACCAACATCCAACAACACCTTGTACGTTGAACCCCACTTAGTTTCTTTAGCCATTAAAGGGTTACCTTGCCAAAGAAACTATCGGAACCATTAAGCCTTCCATACCCTTTCAACAAGTCAAAAATCTCTTGACTCAACGTAGCTGGGTCACTAATCAGACCAGCATTCACATTGATAGTAGGGCTTAGCCCACCAGCAGCATTCGGATTGAAACCAGTCGAGTTACCAGTCACCGTTGCAGGGATTGTTGCAGCAGCACCAGCCATCGGATTCGCAGCCACAATCTTTGGATACAACGCAGCAACCTTCCCAGCAGCCTCAATCGCATCCTTCAACGCTGTGAATGCCTCAGCCTCATCTTCAATCGCCTCAGTCACAGCAACAGTCGCAGTAGCCTGGTCGATCTTCGCATCCTTCAACTGTTTAGTCAAAGTTTTGTAAGTCTCAGAATCCGTCAACGCACCACTGACCTTCTCATTCAATGTTCCCTGTGCCGTACCCAAATCAATAGTCGCTGTAGCTTGCGCATCAATCGCATCAGCACTCGACAACTTCGCCTCAGCCAAATCAATCTCAGCCTCACGAATCGCTTGAGGAGTTGACAGAGGATCAGCACGAACCTTCGCCAACGCAGCCTCAGCATCAGACACAGCAAACAACGATTGCTCAACGGCATATCCAGCACGTGTCAACCCACGCTGAGCCAACTCCAAATCCTTCGCAGCCTTCTTCGCCTCAGGAGAATCAGCACCGAACCCAGCAACCGCCTTAGCCAACGCAGCCTCAGCATCAGCCACACCCTGGTTCGCAGCCGTCAACGACTGACCAGCCTGCACCGAAGCCTTCTGCGCAGCAGTGAACGCCTTCTGTGCAGAGTTACTCGACTTCAACGCATCCGTATATTCCTTCAACTTCTCCGTAGCAGTCTTTATGTTCTTGGCTGCACCACCACTACCTGAGCCTAATTCTTTGACCACAGGAACAAACGCTGTGACACTGTTAGTTGCCGATCTGGTTGATTGAGCCATACGATCCAACGAGTCTGAAACATCCTTTGGTGGTTTGCCCATCTGAGCAATCTGCAACTGCGCAGCATAAACCTTCGCACGGAAACCATCAAACATTGCACCGGCACCAGACAACGCCTCATTTGTTGCATCCTGCACTTTGGACATGGCCACAGCAACAGCCAACGACTTACCAGCACCAACAATGTTGCCTTGCAAACCAAACCCAAGTGCAGCAGCATCAGCCAAAATACGCACAGTCTTAGATAGGTCATGTGTGAAGTTGAGCAATGCAACATACGAACCTTCGAGGACATTGACGGTAGTGATACCGAACTCCCCCATCGCTGCCACACCAGCAGCCAATGCAGGCACAAGACCTTTCTCACCAATCGTGTTGGAGAATGCCAACACCGCAGGAACAATGTTGTCGTTGATGAACTTGACAAATGTTTTGAAATAAGGCAATAAGACCAAACCGAGTTCGGTTGCAGCATCGCTCAATGATGCCTTCAAGATTCGCATCTGGTTGGCGAACCCATCAGAGGTTCGAGCAAAGTCGCCTTGTGCCAAACCTGTGTCCTTGAGGATTAATGCGTAGGCTGCTTGAGTCTTGGCGTTAATATCCAATGCGCCTTTGCCGTCATACAAACCAAGAGTCGTTGCTTCTTGTTTCAATCGCACATCATTCAGTGCAACACCAAATCTTTTCAACGGTTCAGTTTCACCAGACAAACCTGAACGCAACGCTTGGATCGCATCCTCAATGCCGGTGTTGTTGAATGAAGCCAAGTCAGCAGCCAAGCCAATCAAAGTCGTTGACATCTCGGCTGCTTGACCTTGACCAGTACCGAATGCCTGCAACAAGTTTCCGAATGTTCCTGTCGCTTCTAGCGCGGCCTGCTTCGTGATACCGAACGACCTGGCAGAAGTTTCAGCAAAGTCGTTGACAATCTTTGCTGAAGAACCAAAAACCACATTGACCTTGGATTGTGATTCTTCCAAGTTGGAAGCCATCTGAACCAACTTCAACGATGAAGCAGCAACGGCACCAAAGGCTGCTGTGCCTGCAATAGCCATTGTCTTGAATGATGGAAGGACAGAGCCAAGTTTGCTCCCCATCCCACCTAGATCATCGCCAACCTTCTTGATGCCTTTGGTTGCACCAGCAATGTCAGAAACAAACTTGACAACAAAGGTACGTTCGCCAGCCATGCGGCAATTCTAGATGACATCCTGACTGGCCAAGCGCACAGCTTCCCTGTACTCGGCAACCATCACACGGAAATCATCAGCCATTGCCTTCCACATCGCTTGACCTTCAAGATGTGAATATCTGGTAGAAGGCTCAGCAGCATCCCACCAAGCATCATTCATCTCAACACGAACAGTGCGCTTGCGTCGAGGCTGAGCAGACTGACGTGGTGACGCAGGTGTCGGATTGATTACAGGTTGGTAATCGAAGTTCGTGTCAATGAATGCACCTGATTGTTCGTGGAACTCGAACGGCTGATCTGGTGCATGTTGTGGAAGGTAGAAGATACGTGCAGCGTCTTTGGTTGCAGGGTCACCTTGTAGGTTGAGTCGTTCATGCAACTCAGCCCACACAGCTCGCCACAGCCCTGCCGGTACACGCTCAGCGAGTGGCAGAACCAAGTGGTAGTGAGGGTCATCTAGTCGATGCGAATACGTGGAATAGGCAAGATACTCAAACCCGTCAAGGTTGGCGTTGGCGAATGATTCACCGTCCATGTCAACCACCAACGCTTCAATGAACCTGATCGCAGTATTACCGCGAGTCCTACCTGGGTAGTACTCAACAGGTGACCACAACGCACCATCAGATTTGTGTGCGTTCTCCTCATGGTGCATCAAGCGTTCCTTGAGGTCAACCCAATTAGAGGCGAACGGCTTCGGCTGAACAGACTTAACCGAATCAAAATAGACAACCATGAACGCCTCCCTACCTACAGGGTAGCGAACCCCGAGGCAAAGTCAAGCACTATTTGTGGGGGTATCAGCCAGTTGATCCAACACCTTCTGAATGGCACCCAAATATGCGTCAGCTATATCCCCCTTGTGTTTGCGCACAGTAGGCCAGAAGAAGTACCCAGACCGTCCTCGATGCCTCAAGAATTGTCTAGTGGTAGGACGCGCCCCACCACCAAACTCCGCACCAAAGAACACGTCACCCCTGGTCACCTTCCGCTTCACCCTGCGTCCAGTGTCAAGGTTGCGAGAAGAAGTGAACTTTCTTGAAGTTGATTGGAACGCCGAGTTCTCATCAAGTTTGATAGTTGGGACACGATCACGTCTTGCTCTCATCCCCTTCATAACTTCCATCGCTTGACGATTACGAGTTATCGAAGCAGCTTCAAACTTCGCTGCAACAACCAATAATTCTGCAACATCTTGTGCGGCGATGCGCAAGTATTTGTTGAACAACGGATTGGCTTTAGATTCCGCCCTCAGATATTCGGTGATACCGAGTATCTGTACCGGTGCATCGTTCTGAATGTTTGAACGAAATGTTCCTGCACGACTTGTGCCTGTGACTGGTCGTGCCATGCAACCGATACTACTTGCCTAGATGAATGGCTCTCCATCGAAGGTACGCCAACATTGTGAACAGCATTCGTGGTTCTTCTGCCAGCAACACTGAAGGTGCAATTCCTGTCTCGCAAGCGAGATACGAAATTACCCAGTGGGCTGACTGATCCCCAAAGGGACGATCACTGCGTCTGCGCTGTCTCCCACTTCGAGTGCTTCAATCTCATTGCACCAAGAATCAAAGTCCAAACCTGTCTTCTTCAACCGATGTTCTGCATGCCATCCAAGGTATGCAAGATCAGTCAATGTGAGTTCGGCTTCAAACTTGGCAACACTGCGATTGTATTTATTTTCAAACGCAATGAAGTCTGGGAATGCAGCAACGATTGTTCGTTGCTTGCCATCTAATGCACTAGTCAAACTGAGTGCGATTTTCATTCTTTACCTCCGCAGGTAAGGGTTGGAATTATTTGAACTACGCGCCAGTGCCTGTCTTGGTGATTGCACCAGAGATTGGGAAACTGATTGACATCGTAGCGAGGTCACCAATCGCACCCTTGACCATCTCATGCGCAGTCGGCAGAACCGAGAACGCATACTGTGGATTGCTAGAAGAAGCAGCAGCAGTACCGTTCGGCTTCACTGTCATCGGTACAGCAGTACCAGCAGTGAACGCATCGAAGAACAACTTCTCAATCGTTGGGTAATCCTGTTGCAATTCCATTGTGATCGAGTTATCAATCAAACCTTGAATACGGGTCACAGCTGACGAACCCATCGAAGTCGTGGCAACTTCAGCTGCACTGGACGACAGAGTTATGGATGTGACGTATTGGCTGATGTCGGTTGCAGCAGTACCGTAGGTGACTGCGACATTCGTGAGGACTTGCTTTGCCATGATTCTGCTCCTGCCTATCGGCGTTCGAGTTGATGTCTGCTCGGCTGAGCCGATTGCATAACACTACACGCCACAAGCAACCTACGGCAAGGGGTCAGGCGTACACCGTGACAACGAAATCAATCGCCAAATAAGTAGCATCATTCGCTTCAAGGGTAGAGATGTTGTTTGCTGACTCAACAATCAAATCCTGCACAACCCCACCCAAAGTCCGATCCGACTCAATGGCTTGACGAATCGAAGTAGCACCCTTATACGACAGATAGCCATCCAACAAAGTTTGCGCAGTACGCTCAGCCGAACGACCCACCACAACACTGACCGTGAACTGATGAGTAATCAAACCCCCACCCATAGCCCCGTTGTACTGAATCGAATCCAGCAACGGCCAAGCGAACGGGGTGTTCACGTTGTCAGGCTGATAGGCGTAAGCCCGAAGCCCTGACACAGTTGCCAGGTTCGCAGCCAAACCAGCCTTGATCTGGGAGACGGTAGTGGTTGAACTCATGCGAAGAGACGCATGCGTCGGTACGGCTCGACGAGCTGTGCCACGTCAGGGTCAAGCGCACGGCTCACCCTGATAGCACCCATGTCACCGAAACCTGCGACACCCAATGGACTGTCATATCGTTTGAACAAACGCGATGCCTGAATGATCGTTGCTTGCGTGACCGGCTCAGGGACATACGGCCAACCAAAGACTGCTGTGAGTTTGACCAACGCTTGCGAACCATAGTTGGAATTGACAGTTGGAAACAGGTAGTCACCGACTGCGCGAATCTTGTCAAACGCCCAAGTGATGCCATCAAGATCACCGTTCAATGGTTCCAACTGCCAATCGGTAGGAGTCCATGTTGTATCGAATACGCCATCAGCGTTCGTTGAAGTTTGCAAAGTAATCGCAGTACCAGAGAAGTCATCAACTGAACAGAAGAATGAATCCTCTGCTTGAAACACACGACTAGTGGCAGAACCAGCAACCCAGAACTTGCGGTTGCAGTAACCATCAATGAGACGTGACGCAGCACCAGCACAGTTATCAATCAGTTCGTCGTCGATAGTGTCAGCCGTGCCAATGCGCAAGGCTGCTTTGATTTGATTGCGTGTGGTATAGCCGTTGGTGATTGCCATAGACCCTTAATACTACTTCACAAGAATAGGAGGGAACTCTTGACCAGGCACAATCTCAAACTGGTTGATCAAACTTCGGAACATGGCAACATCAGCCTCACCCTGCGGATGTGCTTGGAAGGATACCGCTTCAGGATGTCGCCAATGAATGAACCTATGAGTCGTATCAAACTCAACTCGTAGTTCAGCCTTCCTGAACTCCATCCACTGAATCCAATCGGAATACATGGATCGTCTAGCAGGATAAGCCAAATGAACTTCACGTCTCATAACTGTCATCCCAGACATCGGATTACTTACCGAACCAAGGATCGTTTGATAGCCATCAGGATTGGCTTGAAATAACTCACCATGCTGAGTTCGTCCAGCAATCGAAATCACATCGCAATCCCGATCCAAACCAACCAACGCATCGGGGAGCATGATCTGATCGACACCTGCTGGGACAACCCAATCACAAGAAGACATCTCTATAGCTTCATTGACACCATCCCAGAACAACTCTTTGGTGATGATGTTGCGAATCCCAGAAGGAACATCCAAAGGAACCAACGACGACAGAATCACTTCATCAGGCTTCGGACTCATTGCCTCAATCATGGTCACATATTGCTGACCAAACTTCTGCCAGTATTCAACTGAACAACAATGAGTCATCAAGAATGTCATATCAATCCCAACCCAATTCTCTTCGACGCTGCAAATCCCAATGCCCAGCGTCAGGCAAACCTGACTGCCAACGCAACGAATGCAGTGCAGCATTCGCTTGAAAACTCTTGCTGTTCTTCTCAGCCAACGAAGGATCAGAACTAATCGTTGAAGAATTATCGTGAACAATCCCAGCCTGAGAAACCTTCACCTGAACATTGCTCGCACGTGACCGATCCTCAAAATCGTTATCCTCAAAATACGCTGGCACATAACACTCACTAAACAAACCAACCCGTTCAACAACACCAGCACCCACCCAAGCACACGACCAAGGCTGCGACCCACCTGTCACCGTGATTGTCTCAGGCTCACAATCTTTGTAGAACGCTTCCAATCCACCTGGTTCAAAGTAAGCATCCGAGTTCAACAGAATCCAGCCATCGGCATGAGGTGTTGCTTTGATACCAAGATTCCATGATGGTGCCACACCAAGGTTTGTTGGCATCCTCCACAGATACCAGTTCTGTACATGCTGCCAAGGTGCAGTCCAAGCCAACATGTCAGCGTCATACCCGTCCCCGTTGTCAATGATGATGAGCTGCTCGACGGGATAGTCAATCGAGCGAATCGCCCGTTCCATCAAGTCGTACCTGTTTAGGACGGGGATGATGATGCACGGCACCATTCAGCAAGTCCCTTCATCACCGGCTTCCAATGAGCCTCCCAAACAGCGTCAGCGTTGTATGCCTGTGCGAAGTCCACAGCCACCTGATCCACCCCTCTAGGAGCCTCGTAGGCGTGTTTCAGGGCATCCACAATCGAACCCACTTGAGGGATACAAAACCAAGAACGCTGATGCGCATCCCAAAACGGTTGCACCTCCACAGCCCACCCAGACCCAACCAACTCCGGCTGAGCAGTGAAGTCCGAAACAATGACTCTGGTGCCACACGCTTGAGCCTCGATCACAGCCAACCCAAACCCTTCACCCATAGATGCAGACAACAACACATCAGCATCTGCGTACATTGAAGCCAACGCCTGCTGAGGGAATCCAGTGCGATACGCATACTGATCAACAATCTTGTACTGATCCTCACGAATCCCACACGCATGCAACAGATGATCCAAATTGACACCACCCATCGCACCATCCTTCTCAGTGTGCAAATACAGAATCGCATCAGGTTTATCTTGCGCAAAAATACCGAACGCCAACAAGTTCTCTGCAAACGATTTGCGTGAAGGACTAGCACCCTTGTTGGCTGCGTTCATCATCACCACAAACTTGTCGTCAGGAATACCCATCAGCTCACGACCAGTGAATGTCCTGCCACCGTTCACCATTTTGGATTCAGGATTGAACACAGACTCGATGCCATGAGGCGCATAGAAACATTCAACATCAGCATCATTCAACATCTTCTGACCAAACAACGACATCGCAATCGGTTTCACATTTGGTTTCTTGCACCAATCAACCACATCGCTAGGACACGGTGCATGATCAATCGGAACCCAAGACGCAATGTTCTTGACCATATCCAACGACTTCGACTTCAACGGCCACACATCAAACAGAGTCATGATCAACGAAGGCAACTTCGGATTCCCATTCGCCCAATCCATCCCATGAGCGACCAGCACATCATCGCTGTACGGTGCCATCCCACGTGGATACATCTTGATGCCATTCCAATTAGACGAAACTCCTTCGAGTCCGTACATTGCATGGATCGCTACTTCGTGACCTTCTTTGATGAGCCTTGTGACGGCTTGCGCTGTTTGCGTACCGTAGCCGGTGGGGACGAAGGGAGCGTTGGAATACCAAAGGATTCGTAACGGGTCAACATTGGTAGGTCTGCTACTTCTGGCAAGTGCGCTATCCCCCGATGCAACAACAGCTCGGCTTCGAGGGGTGGTAGTTCGACCATTGTGTTTTTGATGATTACCAGCATTCTTCACTTCCTTCTCCTTCGCAGATCGCAGGGGACAAATAGAAATAGGGTCGTATCGCCCTGCGTGTTCGATACGACCCTAAGCCTAGGGGAATTATGGGATGTCAGGGGACAAGCCCCTCAAGCCTTACGGCTGGAGGAGATGCTTGACGTGTGATGTTTGTGGCAAGTTGCCGTCAACACGGAACTGCGCACGGAAGGTTGCGAGTCCTGCGCTGAATGCGAAGTCATCGGAACGATCCAACTTGATGCCACCGACACTGCGCACGTAGTACGAAGGCAAGTGGCCTACGATTACGGACTTCAATCCTGTGGTGGCTTCTGCCATTGATGGGTTCTCGAAGATTGGCTTGCCCAACAAGGTGTCTGGAGCGTCAAGCGACAATCCAGGTTGGAACACGTAGTTGCCTGCCGTGTCCTTCAACTTGCGAACGCGACCAATCGACTGACCAGTCATCATCCAACCAACACCTGGGAGCTGACGAGCAGCACCATCAAGTGAGTAGTAAAGGTCGATGAGGTTGTCTGCTGTGAAGCCAGTTGCTGTGCCTGAAGTACCACCAACAGACGAAGCTGCGACGATACCGGTTGGCTCAACTGTGCCAGTTCCGACGGTCAACGCTGAACCAACAGCGAAACCGAGTGCGTTACCGACTTGATCAGCCAAGAAGCTGAGCATGTCAACACCAGAATCTTCAAGAAGTTCCTGCGACACTTGTGTCAAGAAACCGTATTTGAATGCTCCGAGTGTGATGAATGCCGAGAATGCTGGATCGGATTCGCCCAATGCTGCTGCTTCTGCGTTGACAGTTCCTACGGAGTAGGTTGACAAACGTGGAATCTGAAGGTTCTCGCCACTTGCGGTGTTGAGGACAGTTGATGTTGCCAAGACTGGCGCAACCAAACGTGCCTTCATGATCACTTGGTTGTAGAACGAAGTTGGTACTGGTGAACCAGTGCTTGACTTCAGGACATCACGACGCTCGAAACTTGCCGAACGTGTTTCGCCCTTGATGAGCGCACGGATCATTGCGACATCTTCGTTCACTGATGCCGAAGCAACTGGACGAACTTGGTCTGCAATCTCACGGGTTGCTGCGTCCATGCGGAGTTCGCGTGTTTCATCTTCACGGAGTTTGGCAATGGTTGCTGCTCGCTCGTTCAGTTCGTCGTTCAGACGGCTGTAGGTTTGCTCTTCTTCTGCTGAGAGGTCACGCTTTTCGGCTGTGGCCACGTCGATGATTGCTTTGGCTTGGTGCCATGCTTGCTGACGAATCTCAACTTGACGGTCTAGATATTCTTTCATGATTTGTTTCTGCTTTCGGATTGTTGTGAATGGGGATACGCAGGGAGTTACTACTTCTCAACCTGATGCGGCTCCGCATACAGCAACAAGGTTGACGGCTCCGTCAACGATGCAGTGAACAGATGTTAGGCGATGGTCTTCAATAAATCAAGGTGCTTCGCCATGACACCGAGACGAGCTGGTGCAGCATCCTGCACCGGTTCAAGTTTGGCGACAGTTTCACGCAACAACATCGCATGATCTTGCGACAATGTTTGACCAGATTCTAGGTTGGTGATCGCGGCTGCGAGATGATCTGCGTCTATCCCTGTGCGAGTAGCAAGGGCATCGAGCGACCTGACTGCTGCGGTTGTGGCTGCATAGGCTGGGAACCCTGTGACAACGCTGACTTCATACAGTTTGATCTGACGCAGTTCACGGGACTGACCATCATCAGACCACATATCGCCACCAGATGGAACAGTGAAACCGAATGACATCGAGTTGACATCTCCACGTTGCATCAACACCGATAGGTCACGACCAATGGAAGTATCAGGCAACGAAGCGTCAACGAGTAAGCCTTTGGAGTCCTCAGATAGTCGCAGTGTTTTCGCACGGGTGGTGGCAAGAAGCATGCTCGAATCATGGTTCATGTACATGCGCACATTGTTCTTTGATTTGAGGGACTTTGAGAATGCGCCTGGCATGATCCGTTCAATGAATGGCAACGGTTCTGAAGGAGAGTTGAACACTGCTGCATAACCTGTGAACGACATCCCGTTACCTTTTGGATCGGCACGAAGTTCAAAGTCGTTTGATGTGATGCGACGTGTTTCAACAGTTGAGTCCATGTCGCCAATGCTAGTACCAAAATAGCCAAGCGATCTAGAGGACTTCGGATGCGACTTCGGAAGAAGATCATTGTCACCGATGTACTTATCATTCTCGGGTCTTCCGTTACGCAACAAATACAAGAACGCATTAACCCTTGCATAAGCCCACTGATCACGGGTGACACCTGGACGATGAGAAGTTGAATACGCTCCAGCTCCTCGACGGAACACTGTGCGCAACATACCAACCGTTGCCCGTTTGCCAGGGTTGTCACCAACCTCATCGTTGTGTTCTTTGGCTTTGTTTGTCAAACCTGTCTCAATGGCTTCTGACAACTCAATCGTCTTAGACCCAGCAGGAGCCTTGGCAGACCCAACAGGATTCTTATCTGATCCCGTGATCTGATCCTTCGGTGGGGCAGGAGCATCAGCGCGTTCAGCCTTGATCGCTTCAGCCTTAGACATAAACCAGTTCATCGCAGGTTCAGGGTCGAGTGGGTTGATGCCCCACAGATAGAACGCAACCGCACCGGCACCAGGGAACTCTTTGTCATCAGGATCAGAGTTCTTTGGCGCATCCAAATCCACAAGATGACGCGCACCCCAAGCGTTCGTGCGAATCACCTTGTCTTCAGTGACCTCACCTCTAGCCATGTCCCGTGCCTCACGCACAGTCCGATCAACCAAACCGTCACCAGCCAACCCTTGGCCGTAGTAATCCAAACCCTTGCGAGCAGCCGAACGAATATACACAGGAACATCCAACGACACCTGACGCTCCTCATCGTCCATGACATCTTCCGCTACATCATCAAAGTCTTCTTCTTCGTGGGGTTTCCAAGCGTTGCAATACCAACCGCCAAGAACATACGCATCCCACTTCATGCAATACGCTTTCAGCTCTTTGCCATCTTCTTGAATCATGTCTTCGTTGTAGTAGTGACAGTTCCCACATGCTCGACCTTCAGGAACATCAGAAGCCAACGCTGGACGATAGTTATCTGGCAACGCACGTTCACCACCAGGTTCCATATCCTCAGCAATCGACACAGCAACCATCTGATCAATCGCATCCTGCTTCGTGGTGTGGCAACCAATCACTTCACCATCTTCCTTGACGGTTGCCCAACCTGAACAATCAGGTGATTTGTCTGTAATGAAATAAGGCATCAGACCAACAACAATACTTCAGCATCATCATCAAGCGTGGAGAACGTGACCGAACCCAACGCACCTATGTTCGCACCACCAAGCCGTGACCCAGCCTCAGCCGACACCAACAGTGGTCGTCGAGGCTTGGGAATCTCAATGACGATCTGCTCTGGTGGCTCATGTTTCTTGACCGGTGCAGCAGGTTGCTTCCACCAACGCGAACCTGAAGGAGGTATGACAGGTGGTTCAGGAGGATTGATGTCAGCTGTGGCCGAACCAACCAGACTGCCAAGATCGGCTGAAGCAATCGCAGACTTATCCACCTTCGTTGTCGCAGAAGCATCAAGCCCACCCAAACTCGCTGACGCAATAACATCTTTGTCAACCTTCGTTGTTGCAGAAGCTTCAAGCCCACCCAGATCAGCGTTCGCTGACACACTCTTTCTTGCTTTGGCTTTAGCCGAAGCGTCAAGCCCACCCAAGTCTGCGCTCGCAACAGCAGGCACCACCACTGTTGCTGTGGCTGTAGAACTTGTTCCACCAAGCGATGATGTTCCAGTAGCGAACCGTTTGACTGTTGCTGACGCTGTAGCACTTGTCCCACCAAGCGACGATGCGCCAGTGGCGTTCATCGGGAATGGTGAACCATCCAAACCAACTGTGGCATCATCCAGTTCAGATGTGTCGAGCGTAAACCTGCTGAACGCCATAGGCGAACTAACTTGCGAGAGTCAACGAAACAGTGAGATTGCCTGAACTAATTGTGTAAGTGTCACCAGCCGTGTACGGGTTCGCTTGAATCGTGCCAGAGAATAAGAAGTTGCCACCTGATAACGCATCCCAACAAGTGAAATGGTTTGCATCCTCAGACCCTGCGATGTTCGTCCAACTGATGTCAGCATCAGAAGCCAACGCACCTGTAGTAGAAATACCAAACGACACCGACTTCCGTGTCGTCTCCACAGCAGGGTTTGAAGTACCAGCAGCACCAGGATCACCAGTGTGGAGTTTCACGTATGGTACTGCCACCGAGAACGCTGTTGCGTTGCCCAATGCGTTCATCCATGCGTTGCCTAAGTATGCGCCTATTCCGTGTGCCATTAGTCTTCAACCCTTTCAGTGATTGTGAGAATGCGTCCATCAGCATCACGTTCAACGGTGCGAACAGTTGGCTTCGACTGTGGCATGTTCACACGAACCACAGTCTCGGGAACATTGATGATTGGTGCAGGAACATTTACAGCCGGAGGCGTATAGTTCAACACCACTTCAGGCATATTGATACTCATATCCTGCGACTTCACCTCATACACCGAAGCAGGATCAGCAGGATTGATCGTTGACAACGCCTGCAACTGTGTCGAAGGAACACCAGTATGAGCAATCCTTGGCAACTCCAACGCAGCCATCACCTCAGCAGGATCAAACCCAGACAAAATTAAACGCTGAGCAATGACAGACTTACGATCCAACTCAGACAAGTTCGCAGCAGCAATATCCACGTTCGCCAAAGGCACCCGATACACATCCCCACCCTCAGTCGGTGCCATATCCTCGATGCGATGGATGTCGTTGATCGACAAGAAGCCTGATTGCAGACCTGTTGAGAACGCTGCATACCGTGAAGCCTGATCGCCACGAAGCAGACCGTCAACATTGAACTTCAAGAATGCTCGACTGTCCAACAACTTCTGGTAGCCATCCTCGATCTTGGAGATGTACGGACGCAACGTGTGCTGAACGAAGTGAATGCCGTTCTGTTCCACTGACGCATACGACATTGCTCCAGCTGTGGTGACACCAAGCATTGATGGTGGACACCTGAATATGCGACCAATCTCTTCGATGGCGAATCGGCGTGATTCTAGGAACTGTGCTGAATCATTGTCAACGGTTGTCTTGGTGAACTTTGCTCCACCGAACAACACTCCTGGACGATGTGAGCGGCGCAAACCTCTGTGACCTTCCTCAAACGAGGACACTAAATCTTTTGCTTGTTCACGGGTCAGGTTGCCTGGGAACTCGATGATGCCTGAAGCCGATGAGCCTTGACCGAAGAATCGTGCAGCGAACTCCTCCAACGCTTTAGCCAAACCGAGGTTCTCTTTGATTAGATCAATCTTGGAACGGCCACGCAACTCACCTGGCAAACGCAGTTCCGTGATATGAATCATGTCATCGGACTGGATGATGTCCCGTTGGTCGTAGATGAATATCGGTCTGCGCGTCGCCTGATCACGACTGCATTCAACCTTCTCAGGGTTCAACACCACCAACGCTGCAACACCTTGATCGTCACGCACGATACGTGTGAACGAGTTTCCGTTCAACAGCAACGACACCAGCACCTGTTGGAAGTGTTCGGTGCGAGTCACACCAGTTTCAGGGATGTCCAACCACATTGGTCGAGGACGAAACGCTTTGCGTTCTGCACCAACCCGAATGTAAGTATCAACAGGCAAAGTTGAGATTGAATCAGAGATGAGACGCACACAGGCGTACACCGCTTCAATCTTCAGAGAATCTATCTGGGTGACTGTGGTACCAGAGTTTGTTGATGTAGCAAATCCGTCACCTGAAGCAAACAACGATTGAAACGAAATCGCACGATCCTCGGTGCCTTGGTTCAGAAGTCGTGACAACATTTACTTTTTGACCTTCCTCTGACCGCGCTCATAAGCGAATGCGAACAATAGAACTGTGAAGCCGACAAAGATCAGCCCGATGGGTACCGACACCAAGAATACCCCAAAACCGATGAGTGAAACAGCGAACAGTTCTAGCAGGAAGATTGTCATGTTCCTAGACTACAAAGAAACCAGGTGTTGGTGCGACTTCCTGTTTAGATGTCGCACGATCTGATGCAATCGCCAACGCAATCGCAGCGTCAATCTTGCGCTTCGACTTACCTTTAGACAGTCGCCAACCTGACTCCGTTTGCCGTTGCGCAGCCGACAACACTTGATCAGTGAACATCGGATCACCATCATGTGCGATCACCTGGTTCACAATCAGTTCGTACAAGTTGCCACATGCTGGGATCATTCGTGCAGCTGACTGAGGGAACTCCACCATCACATGATTCTCCGACAACACTTCAGCCGAACGCTGGAAGAACGCAGGGTCATAAGCATTCTCAACCACGTTGAACTGTCCGTTGATGTCACGAATATGTTGCTCAACAGCAGACACATCCATCGCATTCGCATCAGGATGCCAAATCTTTGCGCGCACAACCACACGACCATCCTGTGGTTGAGCCAGAACCACAGCTATCGAGTCATGTTTCAAGGCCATATCCACACCAACAAAGGTAGGCAAATCAGGTTTCAGCTGCATATCTGACCGGCATAACTCCCAGGCACCTGCCGGTAGCCAGGACTCACCATCTGTGCGAACCCATTGATTTAGGCGATAGCGACGATAGGCCACCTCAGCCGTCTGGTTCATGCTGACTTCCATGTCCTCGATGTCCAGCAGCCCTTCAGCTAGGTTCGGGTTCGCAGCAGCCCAAGCTTCACGATCTGAAACTGCACAACCCTCTGGAGCTTCCCACCAAAAAAACCCAAACCGTTCATCAATCTGATCACCTGCGATAACCCGTTTGCCATAGTTGTAGAGTCGGCCACACAACGAGTCAGGGTCGAACCCTGCTGTGGTGATACCGATGATATGAGGGTCTTTTCTGGCACCTGAAGACAACGTGAGTGCGTTCCACAAGTCCTCATTGGGCTGTACGTGAACCTCATCAAAAATCACGCACGACGCATTTAGACCTTGTTGCAGTTTTGCGTCAGCTGACAACACACGGTAAATGGCACCAGTGGAAGGAATCTCCACCACATCTCGATACACCTTGCACACACCAGACAAAGCCGGTGACTGGCTGATCTGCCACTTGGCCTCGTTGAACACAATCCGTGCCTGCATCCTGTCACCAGCAGCTGAGTACACCTCAGCTCCAGGCTCACCCTCGATCAACCCATACAACGCAATGACCGAACCCAGCAACGACTTGCCGTTCTTACGAGCCAACCCAATCATGCTGCGCCGGTACCGAAGCAGCCCATCAGCTCTGCGCTCATACAAGGATTCCAGCAAACCCTTCTGCCAACCCGTCAACCTCAGCCCCTCACCAGCCCTCACACCCTTGCTCACATGCAAGAACGTCTCAGCAAAGTCGGTGACTTGTTGGCCGTCAGACCTCGGATACAGCTTCGGTGTCGACCACGCTGGACTTGCGTTGCCTGTATTGATCAAGTTCATTTGCCACCCTTATCTCTTGAAGACC